ATCATCTCCTTATTAGAGTTTGGTGGAATTAAGACAAATTTTAAAGATATTCATTTTGATAAGATGTGTGAACTTTTACTCAAAGAAATGAAGAATAAAGGTCCAAAATCGACTATCAAATTGTTCAAATCACTTCATAGACTAGCGGTGTGTGTTTCATTAGATCATGCATTTGAAAAGCTCCACAGGAGAAAAGTAATTAAAGGAACTATTATACCTTGTATAATTGGTCCTTTCTTACCGCTCCTCAAAGGAACAGTATGGGATAAGAGATTCGCTTTAACTCTATTTAATCTTTACAAAATTCTAAGATTACCACCAAGTGATGACTTTACAGCCATTACTAGTGATGGTCCTGAACTTAATGAAGAATTATTAGAGAATTTCGAAGACTTTATCGAAGAGTGCTCCAATGTTGTGAAAAGCCAGCAAATTTCGTCTGCTGAACAATATGACTTCCTTGGATATGTAACTTCAAGTAATGGACCGAACGGTCCTCTGATGGCAGGTAACCATTTGGATGCCATTGCCTTAGTAAGGGATCCTGTACTTTATGAGAAAGTCAGACAGCTTCTTGAAATCACAGCACCTATTATCGGAAATAATCTTGACAGATTAAAAGAAAAGATCTCTAAGATCGATACATCCCATCTTAACCCAATCCATAGCAAAGTTTCACAACTTTGTGAAGGTGGAGGAAAGACAAGGAATATAGCGATATTAGATTATTTCTCTCAATCTGCTTTAGATGTTATCCATAATAAGGTTCTGAGACAACTCAAGAGACTTAATTCTTGTGATGCGACATTCGGTCAAGAGGATGGATTTTCTAAAGTAATTAAGAAATCTATGCTCAGGAAAGAATGTTTCTCATTAGACTTAACATCTGCAACCGATAGATTCCCAATTACTTACCAACATGCTGTTGTTAAAGCAATGTTTAGTAAGGAAGTAGGTGATTTATGGAAGGCAGTTCTAGCTGAAAGAGATTTCAAAATAAAGGATAAGACGTTACGATGGGCATATGGTCAACCGCTTGGTGCCTTATCATCATGGGGAGTATTCACATTAACACATCATGCTTTTGTAAGATGGTGTGCTGATGATCCAAAATTTGAGAATTACATGATCCTTGGAGATGATATTGCAATAATGGATGAGAGAGTAGCTCAAGTTTACAGTGATCGTATGAAAGTACTCGGTGT